GCTCACCTTTACCGACTATGTATTGTTTAATAATAAAAGATAATGATAAGTGGAGAATATTTACAAATGAAATATGGGACTCAGAAAAAGAAGCAACAGACTATGCTAAAAGAAATAAATTTAAAAAGTCTATTGAATGGAAAGTTGTACCATTTGATTACAAATACTTTAAATATTAATGGCTAAAAAAATTGATAAAGAAGCATTTAAAAATGCTATAAAAGTTTTAGTAACACCTTGGGAAAAAGGTTTTACCTGTGGTATAGTTATGGATTCTACTACAAAACTAACTACAGAAGAATATGAATTATGTTCTACAATAGCAAGAGGCATGATAAAGATGGCAACTACTGATCCTCATTCAACGTTTCTATGGGGTCTTCGTGGATTTGCTGAAGATAAAAAACAAAATAAAGGAGATCTAACAATTAATTCTATAGCAGAGTTTGATGATGAAGATAATGTTATTGATTTTCTTGAATTTTTAAAACAGAAACGTGATAAGGAGTTAAATTAATGGCAACGCATGTTGTAATAGGTGACCCCCATTGCACACCTAAAGCAAGCAATGAAAGATTTCTGTGGGCAGGTAGGCTAGCCGCAGATGTAAGAGCTACACATATTATCTGTATGGGTGATTTTTGTAGTATGGATTCTTTATCTTCGTATGATAAAAAGAAAAAATCATTTGAAGGTAGAAGATATCAAAAAGATATGCAACACTCACATGAAGCATTATCTTTATTTAATAAAGGTTTAGGTAAACATAAAGCTAGAAAGATTATGCTACATGGTAATCATGAAGATAGAATAGATAGATTTGTGGAGGAGAATCCTGAATTAGATGGCACTCTTAAAATTAGTGATCTAAAGTTTAAAGAATATGGATGGCAAGAAATACCCTATAAACAAAACAAAGTTTTAAATGGTATATACTATGCTCATCATTTCCCATCAGGCATAATGGGTAGTGCTATATCAGGAGAGAATATAGCTAGAACTCTCTTGACAAAACACAAAGTATCTGCTACAGTAGGACATAGTCATTTATTAGATTATGCTACATCTACTTTACCAAACGGTAAAAAATTATATGCTGTATCTGCGGGATGTTATCTAAATCATAAAGAACATTTTGCTAGAGATACTCAACATATGTGGTGGAGTGGTATTATAGTTAAGAGAGAAGTTATTAATGGTTCTTATAATATTGAAACAATTGACTATAATGCAATAAGGAGAGAATATGGTAGACGATAAAGTTAATTCACCTGCACATTACAAGTATGGTAAAAAAGAAACTATAGATGTAATACAGGATTGTATGACAGACGATGAGTATCACGGGTACTTGAAGGGTAATGTTTTGAAATATGTTTCAAGATATAAATTTAAAGGAGAACCATTACAAGATTTAGAAAAAGCACAATGGTATTTAAATAGACTAATAAGGGAGGTCAAATGACACACGGAGAAAAAATGTCTGTGTTAGGTAAGATAATAGCTTTACAAGAAGTTATGCTTCACACACAGAATGAGATAAATAAATTAAATAAACAATTGCAGGAGGATGAAAATGGGAGCAGTAAAGCAGGCACTAATAGAAGTAGATGATTTAGTTTGTGCTAGCCTTAATCAAGGCAGAACATTAAATCAAACTATAAGAGATTTAAGAATAGAGTTTAATAAACAAGGTAGAGATAATCCTTATTTATTAGATGAAGATTTAATAGAAGATAAATACTATGCGTTTAGAGGTGCAGAATGAGTAGGGTAAGATCTAATTTAGTAAAAGCATTAGCTAGAAAGTATGAAGCTGAAATAGCAGGTGCAAAAGCAACAATGGAAATATATCTTGATAATTCTGTAGGTATTGGAGAACATCCACAACATATAGAAGAGATGGATAAACTACTAACAAAAATATCAAATGCACAAGAAAATTTAGATACACTTGAAAAGCATTTTGATTATGATAATATACCATTTTAATAGGAGGATAGATGGAAAAGAAAGAAGAACAAAAACAACAGCAACAAACTACCCCTAGAACTTACACTATAAGTTCTGAACAACTTATGGATATAATGAGATACTTAATGACTAGACCTTACGGTGAAGTTGTTAAACTTATGAATAGTTTAGCAGGACTAACTCCTGTATCAGGAGGAAGTGCAGATGTCAGAAAAAAATAATTTAGATAAATACACTGGTATACTATTTGAATTAAAAATAGGTCTTAATAAAGATAATGCAATAGTTATTGATTATGGAGGTAAGCCTGTTGCCAAAATTAGAGAAGCACTTAAAGGTTATCCCTATCATGGTAACTTATGTGCTGCTGTAATTAATCATGCAAATGCTGTAGGAAGGAAATTACAAGATGATATTAAACAACTTATTCAAAAAGTTTAGATATTACTTTTGGCATAACTATGTTATGGATAAATTAGAAGGTTATGCTAGTTCATTAAGTAACTGGTTTTGGCGTAAACGTTGGGCTGATAGAAGTTTATATCAACACAAATATTACGACCAAAAAAAAAGACCACCTGACTAAAAAGTCAAGCGGTCTTCGTGTTGCCTGCTAGGGGAGCCTATTAATTTAGGCTTCCCTTTTTTATTGCAAGCTATCCATTTGTTCTGTTATTGGTTTTCTTTTTGGTAATAAAAAATTTTCTGTTTGAAATACTGGTTGTATTCTATCTCTATATACACTACTTAATATATTTACATAATTAGGATTCTCTGCGTATACAGACATTCCCTTAAACATTTCATTAGGTCCTTTATCTATTGCATTTATAGCATCTTTGTATCTTTCATCAGATTTAACTAAATTTATAAAAGCTCTAATACTTCCTTTATTATCTTCAAATGCTCTAAGTTTAGCACCACCTGATGTTGGTAAAAACTCTTGATCATCACTTGCGTGTATTCCAAAAAAATTATTAGCTTTATTTGCAGTGTCTGCACCTTTAAAATTAAAGTTACCTGTTTCTACAGCTGCAACTGTAGCTATAAATGATGTTGGTATTTTTCTCTCAACAGAACCTTCAGGGTATTCCGATTTTACCTCATCAACTACCTTTATAAAATCTTTTGTTTTTGTTATATCTGACATAGCAATAGTTATAAATAAAATTGCACTAGCAATTCCAAGCCCTAAGAGCTTTATTAATTCTAGAATTTGGGTCATTAGCTGTTTTTGCAGAAGTTAGTTTCTTTTTCATCCCCTTCATACGGGCACAGAAACTAGCTCTCCGCTTGTTTCCTACTTTTTTACTAGGTCTTTTTAAATTAGCACCAGTCGTTCTTTTAAAATACTTACGACCTGCCTCATTTAATCCACCTGAGGGGTTTTGATACTTCTTAGCTACCATTATTTTTTCTTAACTGTCATTGCAGCTCTCCTAAAATTAGCAGCAGTTGGTGCACCTTTAGCACCTTTCTTTCTCATTTTGCCACCACGCTTTCTTTTAGCATGGATGTTAGCATATAATCCTTTTCTCATTATACTTTCTTAGCTAGTTTTTTGTTCATTTTCATTTGAACTTTTTCTGGTAATTTAGAAAATCCTTTGAATCTTTTTTTCATAGCTTTTTTCTTCATACCATTTTTTTTCATTGTTTTACCGTACATTAACTATACCTCCTGTATTTCGCTGTTTTCTTTGCAATCCCTTTCGGTTGCTTCACAAACTGTTTGCCCTTTTTTGTTCCTCTTCGCTTTGCTCTTGTCGTTGCCGCATACTCCGCAGATGATAGGCTCTTGATAGCTTTCTCTGGTAAATACCGTTCTCCAGTTTCCGAAGATTTCTTGCCTGATTTCGTTCTCCATTTCTGTTTCCCCCATGCTTTAAGACTTCTTTGACTTTTTGCAAGTGCCATTATTTTTTTCTCCCCCTTCTGATTGATTCTTTACCTTTTTTAAATATGCTAGCCACCTGCGTCTTACCCATAACTTTGGCCCTTTGCTCACCAACTGTAAGAATTTGGATTTTTCTTGCAAAGGGTTTGTTGACTCGTTTAACTTTTGCCACAGTTTTACGGGCATCTGTAGGAGTAGCGAACTTAATACCGACAGTATCTTTGGGGTTTTCATCTGTATAAAGTCTCCTTCCAGATCCTTTGGGTTTTTTACCCGTTCCTACTTTAGGATCTCTTTTTTTTGCCATTTTTAGATCTTAAGGCACTTGCTAGCATTTTGTGTTGGCCAGTGTGTGCTTTCACAGCACCTTTTAAACCTTTAATAACTTTTTTTATTTTTGCTTTTGCTTTTTTGTTTTTCATTTTTTTTCCTCTTAGATGGTAATATACCTTTGTTTACTGCACGAGCACGTTCACTAAACCCTAGTTTCTTACCTTGTTTTATTTTTTTCTTAATTGTTGATACTTTAGCTACCATTATTTGTAGCCACCGCCTGCTGACTTGTACTGCTTCGCTAGCATCTGAGCTTTTCTCGCACTCCATTGTCCACTTTTTCCACCCTTTGTTCCAGCCATTATTTTATTAAATAATCGCTTTCTCATCGTTGGCTTAGTGTAGTTGCCTGCTTTATTTACTGTTGACTTTTTCTTTGCCATCCTTTATCTCCTTATATTCATAGTCATAACTACCTTCTTGATTTTCATCTGTTATCCATTTTGATGTATCTTCCACAGACCATATTTTAGTATTGACTAATCTATGTATGAGAGGTTTTGATGGATCTGCTGCCATTGACGGGTCAAAGATCCTTAGTCTATTGTTGGGTTGAATTGCATAGTTGCCATCATCTAATTGTATTACATGTCCACATTTATGTTGATCAGGTTTTTCTGCATAACCAAAATCTAATTCATTATAATCACCAGCACACCAATCTATAGTAAATAGATATGTGCCTTCTCTTTCTTTTCTTCTTCTAGATGTATACATCATTTTACAACCTTGTAGTTGATAAAATTTAGTAACACTTACATTATAACTAAATGAATCCCATAACATTAATTCATTTAGGGGTAGTTCTTTAACACCTGGTTTTGCACAAAATGCAGATATAGGTGCTCTCCACCAAATACCACCATCTGTCATCATATAATGAAACAGCGGTACTTGTTTTGGTATAGAACTAAAACCAAATACTACACACTCAAAGTATTTATCATGAGAATCTTTTTGATCTCTCAAATAATTACCTCTTACATAACATTCTATTACGGGAATATTTGCGTTTAAATACATATTTACTCCTGATCATCGTGCCAACGTTCATTAATTTTACTTGCCATCCAATAGGCTACTGGAATACACAATATAAAAGTAATTTCTGCGGCTCTTAATATACTTACATCCCATAATTTATATACTATATGATGAATGAATATGGGTATACATCCACCTACAAATATTAATATAGCCATTCTATATTCAAAAGGTAATTTTTTCATGATTGTCCCATTACCCAAAGTATAATAAATATATAACAAATAGGTTCCATTATATATCCTGACTATGACTTAGCATTTGTTGTTTAATTTTTTGTTTATTTCTTTTATATATTTTTTTATGTTCAATAATTTTATTTTTAAATTTTAAAAGAGCTTGAACAACTGGATTTCTTTTTTTAAACTTCATTTTGTGGCCTACAAGAAAAACTAATATATATTTTATTTCTGTTTATTAAATCTTTTCCTATTATTTCTAAAAGTTCTGCTGTCTCATAAGTGCCAGCTTTTGCACAACTATACCAAGAATCATAAGTATTTACATTTTGCTCAGGTAAACAATCACCATGCACTGCAGAGCAAATTTTAATAACAAGTAAAAATTTAACCACTATTCTAGTATCAATGCTTTTATTGATTTAGACCCATCAATATTTTCATCTAGTTCTGCTTTAGATTTAATGCATTTATATGATACATCATTTTGTATAGTTCTAGTAGCTTCTCTTTTATGCTTCAAACATACACTCATTGATGGTTGTATTCTATGCTCCTTGATTTCAGGCCCTATGAACATTAGGAGGGCCACTACTTCTGCAATCATCGTACTACTTTCCCCCTGTTTGGTCCGTATTTAATTCTGTACTTATGTGTACCTGTACCATTAATTTCTACTTCTTTTTTAAGATCTTTTACATAGCTCATTTGCTTTGCTTTTTTTTCTTGATCAGAAATATAATTTAAAATTTTTCTAGTGTTTCGATCCATTTGCTCTTACCTTATCTTTTAGTATCTCAACATCTGATAATGCTTTTTCCATTTGTTTTTGTAAGAATTGTATATTAACTTTATTATGCATCATATCTTCAATTCTTTTTTCTATTTTCTCGGTGGTCTTATAAAGATCCTCCAACAACATCAGCTGTTCTTGATCCACAGGTTTTTGGTCTGAAGCCTTGAGTAAATCAGCTTGCATTAGCTCACGTGAAGTCTCTAATGATACTAACCTGGCAGTCAGCTCTGTATAAGCAAACACGCCCATTGCAACAAGCACGATAAGACTAGCTACCGTTTTCATAGGCATCTGCACAGCTGCGGACTCAGAAATTTTTAAAGCCATAAATTATTTATCTAAACCAGAAGTAAACCAATTGATAAATTTATTCCAAAGGTCTTTTATCTTTTGTATTATCTTTTTCATTTTGTTTTTCCTTAAGTTCTTTTAGTTCTTGTTGAGTTTTTTCTAAATCTTCTGTCATATGTTCAAGTTTCTGTAATGATCTTTTATTAGCAGAATCTTTAGACTTACCAGCATCTTGTAGCTCAGCAACCTCTTGTTTTAAGATTCTGATCTGCTCTTTATACTCAGCTATAATTTCCTGGTATTCTGATTTAGACATTATTTTTTTCCGTTACGGAAAATCTGTGTACCTTTTATACCAAAAATACTAGCTACAACTAAAATCCAAAGATTGGTAAACCAACTTGGAAGTGTTGAGAAGTATTCAAAAAATAATTTTACTTTGTCCATTGCTTCGGGATCATCACTTATGACCGCCCAAGCAAGTACAACTATCGGAGCCGACAAAATTATTAATACAAATTCGTCTTTCCAGTCCGATTGTCTTGCTTCAAGAAGTTTACCTTGGTAAGCCTCCTCTCCTCGAGCCATTTTTTCTGCATGCATTAACTGTGCATCAGACATAGCCATCTTAGTTTTCTGACGATTGGCATATATCTTACTACCAGCTTGTAATGCTATCTTTGCTAAACTAAACCAAGCCATTTTTTTCTAACCATCCTGGCACATCAAATGAAGGACATTCCTTAGAGTCCTCTACTTGATAGTGACCTATTATTTTTTCTATGTTATATTTATTTTTTAATTTTAATATTATACTTTTAAGTGTTTCAAACTGTACAGGTGCAAAATTATTTTCCCATCCCATATCAGCTGTGCCGCCACCAACTAATGCTACACCTATTGATGTACCATTAACTGCAACAGCATGTGCACCTAC